ACCCTTTGATTAAAAAAGAAGAAAAAGAAAAAATAAAAAATAATAATCCAAACATGTCAAAGGCTTGGTACAAAACAAAAGAAAGAAGCATTAGAAAAGAAAGAACAATAGATATAGTTAGTTTTAAATATAACATTAACATAACAGACAATGATGTTGCTGACGCTATTGGTATCGGAATGTTTGCTATTGAGAATTGGGACAAAGTAACCAACTCGTAAAACTACAAGAATGTGGTTATTATTGAGTGTCCTCGTTCAAGGACAACGAGGCGTTGTCTTCGTTCAAGGACAAGTGATAAGGAAAGGGTATTGTGGCTAAGAACAGTGGACTACATCTTTCAGAGTCTTTTTTAAAAAAAAGATATGTAATAGATAAGAAGACTCCAGAAGACATTGCCAAAGAGTGTGGAGTTAGTGTACAATTAATATATCGTCAACTTAAGAAGTTTGGATTGAAGAAATAATGGAATCTAGCAGATACTACTATAGGAATAAAAAATGAAAGACATGGTAAACAATCCAGAGCACTACCTGTCCCACCCAAGCGGTGTAGAGACAATTGAAATTACTGAGCACATGAACTTCTGTCTTGGAAATGTGATAAAGTATGTTCTAAGGGCAGAATACAAAGGAAGTAAACTAGAAGACCTTAAAAAAGCTGCTTGGTATCTAAATAGAGAGATAAGCAATGAAGAAAAAAATATTCACCAGTCCTAACTCCCACCTATTTAAAAGGGAGGACTCTTGTACTCTTGCTGACGGAAAGGTTGTCAATAGAGGTCAGATAATAAGAATATCGGGGGAACATGGATCAAGGTTTAGATTTCACTCATACGTTACCCACACAGTTTCTGGAGCAGAGTGGATAGATTGTTTTGAATTGCAAAAAGGGGTGTCGTCTGGTTGGAGATCCTTTAGGCCAGAAAGAATAAAAGTGATACCCATTAGAAAAAGACGTAACAAAAAGAAGGCTGTATAATATTACTGTGTCAATAAACAATTTAAAAAACTATGAACAACCTGAATCCTTTGACAAAGAAAAAAATAAAAAAGAAAAGCCACAAAAAAGAAATCCTAATAAAAAAAAAGAAATTCAAAAAATGCTTGGGCACATAAAAGAAAAAAATGGATGCTCAGACTGTAACAATAAATATCCATTTTACGTTCTTGACTTTGACCACACTAATGGAAATAAAGTTGCGAATATCGGACAAATGTTAGATTATTTTAGCATTGAAGATATAATGAAAGAAGTAGCAAAGTGTGAGGTTGTATGTTCCAACTGCCATCGCATAAGAACTTATCTTAGAAAAGATAATGAATTAAGTATTGAAAAAATTCACTAAAAGTTATTGATAATACGAGCCAAATATGATACGATAGATTTATTAGTATCAAAAAGGAGTCGGATAAATGATAAAAGTAAAAGTTTTAGCGGGAGTCTTGTGGGTAACAATTTTTTTTGCAACGTCTACTCCAGCCTTAGCACAAAGCAGCGTTAGTGATGAGAAAGACGGTTGGATAGACTATCCATCAGTTGTAAACAAAGGACACAAACATCTCCCAACCACAATTTCGTTCTACCAAGGGCCAGAGTACAAGCCCAAGTGGAACAAGTGCCGCCTACAAATAAGGCAGGCTGAGTCAAGACACCTATACGGTGCTATGAACCGAAGCGGAAAATACAAGGGCGCTTATCAAATGGATACTGCATTCAGTATCGGCGCGGGATGGCGCATACAAAAGTCTATGCGTAAGCAAGGAGTACCCAAAGAGCAGGCATTCAAGATTGGGGAGAAACTAAGGTCAACCCCTGCACACCGCTGGCATCCGTTTTATCAAGACTGGGCTTTCTGGTCCATCTTTGATGATGGCAAAGGGAAGATGCATTGGCCCAACACCAGGGGGTCTGTCTGTTAGATGATATACTTACCATAATAAAAGGAATGGTTAATGACTGAAATTGTTTTACATATAGAAGAAGTAAACAGGGTTGCCTCTGAGTATATAAAAGGTAACGATGAATCAGCAATATCAAAAACTTTAAATATTTCTAGAAATAGGGTTGTTAGTCTTTTAAATGAGTGGCGAACAATGGTGGCAAACAACGAAGCAATTCGTTTAAGAGCAAGAGAGGCACTAGCCAGCGCGGATCAACACTACTCAGGACTAATAAAAAAATCTTATGAGGTTATTGAGGATGCAGAGCAACTACAAAACCTTGGAGCAAAAACCAATGCGATTAAACTAATTCTTGACATTGAAAATAAAAGAATTGAAATGTTACAAAAAGCAGGGCTTTTAGAAAACAAAGAACTTGCAGATCAAATACTAGAACAAGAAAGAAAGCAAGAGATTCTTCTAGGAATACTAAAAGACGTTGTTGGTACTTGCAATACATGCAAGTCTGAAGTAGCACGAAGACTGGCCAACTACGGAGGTTCTGGAGAGGTAGTCACCGTATGAGTATAAACTTTAATGAATTCCTTGGAGTTCTTGATGACGATCCATTTGAAGAGATTCCAGTAGACTTTGAAACATTTGTTTATGGAGAGGGATACTTGCTTCAGCCCAAGCTTTCTGATATTCAAAGAGACTTGGTTGAAGCAATGAGTCAAATTTTCAAAATGGAAGACCTTCAAAGATTTATGGGTGAGGAGGATGGTAGAAAGCATTACAAAAAATATACAAAGGGAGAGGTCATACTGCAACTGGGGAAGGGAAGTGGAAAAGATCACACATCTACCATAGGATGTGCCTATCTAGTATACAAACTCCTTTGCTTAAAAGATCCAGCAAACTACTTTGGTAAACCTCCGGGTGACGCTATTGATATTATTAATATAGCAGTCAACAGTGAACAGGCAAAGAATGTTTTTTTTAAGGGGTTTAAGAATAAAATTTCAAGGTCTCCGTGGTTTTCAGGAAAGTATGACCCCAAGGTGAATAATATTGAGTTTGACAAGGCCGTTACGGTTTACTCAGGTCACTCTGAAAGGGAAGGCCATGAAGGACTAAACTTGATACTTGCAATCCTTGATGAGATATCTGGATTTGCTCAAGAGTCTACAACCGGAAACGAAAATGCAAAAACTGGTGATGCTATCTACAAAGCTTTCCGTGCATCAGTTGATTCCCGATTCCCAGACTTTGGAAAGGTAGTTCTCCTGTCATTCCCAAGATATCCAGGAGACTTTATCTCTAAAAGATATGACGATGTTGTCTCTGAAAAGGAAATAGAGCAAAAAAAACATACCTTTGTTATTAATGATGATCTGCCACCAGACGACCCAAACAACAACTTTACTATTGAGTGGGAACAAGATCATATAACTTCATACAAGTATCCCGGAGTCTTTGCCATTAAGAGACCCACATGGGAGGCAAACCCAACAAGAAGCATTGATGACTTTAAGATTGCTTTTATGACAGACCATTCAGATGCTATGCAAAGGTTTGCCTGTGTTCCTTCATTTGTTTCAGATGCTTTCTTTAAGCAAAAGGATAAGTTGGAGAGAGCAATGTCTCTCCACAATCCAGTAGACAACTTTAAAAGACTGGAGGCAGCCTTTCAACCACAAGAGGACGTTAGGTATTTTCTTCATGCTGACCTTGCTCAAAAACATGACAAGTGTGCGATAGCTATTGCTCATGTAGACAAGTGGGTACAAGTGAGAACCTTTAATGACTATACTCAGATTCATCCATTTGTAATTGTTGACGCTATTGTTTGGTGGGAGCCACACAAGGAGGGGGCGGTAGACTTGTCAGAGGTAAAGAATTGGATTGTTAACTTTAGGCGTGATGGATACCAAATTGGTCTTGTTACATTCGACAGGTGGCAATCATTTGATATTCAACAGGAGTTAAAGAGTGTTGGAATTAAGACAAATACCCTTTCCGTTGGTAAGAAACACTACGAAGATTTAGCAATGCTTATCTATGAAGACCGTGTTTTGATGCCACACATAGATATTTTATTAGAGGAAATGAGCCAGTTAAGGATTGTAAGCGATAAAAAGGTAGACCACCCTCGTAAAGGCTCTAAGGATCTCTCAGATGCCGTTACAGGAGCAGTGTACAATGCAATTGCACACACCAAAAGAAATCTTAATCAAGAGATATCCATTCATTCTTATGGATCTCTAAACAAAGATAGGATAGAAAAAGAAAAAGAAGATAGCGTTATCCAACCACCAAAACCACCCGAAGAAGTTTATGAGTTTTTATCAAGTATGGGACTGGTTTAACCAAAAAATATAGGAGAGATGTTATGATTGCTACATTTTTAATTATTACTGCTGGAATATTTGCACTGTCAATATTAAGTAACTCAGTATACATAGCGGGCGACTTTTCAGACAAAAA